AAGCATCAGTAAAATGGGTTGATGGACAACCAGTATTCTATACTAAAAAGGTTGTCAAAAAGAAATTTGTAAAAAAGAGACAATATGTTTCTAAGAAGAAAAGATATGTAAAAAGAAAGAAAAAATCTTCTCGTTTACCAGTGAAGAATAAGAATTATATTAAGTTTTCTGGTCGTGTTCAACATGGTATTGCATCATATTATTGGACTCCACAAAGAATTGCTTGTTCTCGTACACGAAGATATAATCCAAATCTAATGGTTGCTGCACATAAAACATTAAAATGTGGAACTATGATTAGAGTTACAAATAAAAGAAATGGTCTTTCTGTAGTTGTTAAGATTGATGATAGAGGACCATATATTCGTGGTAGAATAGTTGATTTATCAGTTGCTGCTGCAAAGAAAATTAGAATGAGAAGATCAGGAATTGTTCCAGTGAAACTGGAGGTTTTATGACAAAAGAACGTAAGATTATTTTCTTAACTGATTTAATTGATACTAAAATTCGTAAAGAAAAGGAGTTAGAATTTTATCAACAAGAATTAGAAAAATTGCAAACAAAAATGTTTTATATAAAAAAAGAAATCGATCTTACAACTACAATTATTGATATTATTGGAAATGAAACTATTCTAGATATACGTGAACATATTCAAAAACAATTAACTGTTGAGGATGATGATGGAAACTGATTTGAGTCGTGATTTAGTAAAACCTACTGATTCGATATTAAGAAATGATTGTGAGAGATTTGATTTCAAAAATCCACAAATGAATCCTGATGAATTATCACATATTTTAGCCCAAACGATGATGAAGAATAATGGATTATGTTTAGCTGCTCCTCAAATTGGTTTACCTTACAGAGTTTTTGCAGTATTATCTAATCCTATTTTGTGTATGTTTAATCCAAGTATTGTTGATACTACATCAGAAGAAATTTATCTTGAAGAAATGTCCTTGACATATCCAGGAATTGTTGTTAAAGTAAAGAGACCTACTATTATTAGAATTCGTTTCACACAACCTGATGAGAAAACAAGAACAGAAAAATATATTGGTATGACATCAAGATATATTCAACAAGGTATGGATTCTATTGATGGTATTACTTTAAAGGATGTCACTACAAGCTATCATTGGGAACAAGGAGTAAAGAAAAGGAAAAAAAATGGTTGATATGTTTAATTCAGTGAAAGATTTTCATGTTGCATTTGGGCAATTAGTAGGAGAAACCCCAAAATTTCCTGATAAAGAAACCCGTGATTTACGAAAAAAGTTATTGACAGAAGAGTTCAAAGAGTATATTATTGGTGAAGATAATAACGATCTAGAGAATGTTGCCAAAGAATTAGCAGATATCATTTATATTGTATGTGGAACTGCAGTATCTTATGGTATTTCATTAGATAAAGTATTTGCAGAAGTACATAGATCCAATATGGACAAATTGGTTGATGGTAAAGTTATATACAGGGATGATGGTAAAGTTTTAAAGCCAGATGGTTGGCAACCTCCTAATATCAAACAATTTATTGAAAAATAATATTTAGGGGTGGATACGTGAAAATAAATTATAAATACTCAGAAGATCTAATCCTTGACGATCTTAAAAAATACTTGGAATCAACGTACAAACAACATTATAAAAGTGATTTGAAGGAAATAGAATGTTTTGATGCTTGGATTGCTCTTGGAGATTCCACACCAACTTTTAGAAATACTGCACTTAAATATCTTTGGAGATATGGTAAGAAAAAAGGTTCTAATAAAGACGACTTAATGAAAGCTTTGCATTATATTATTTTGATGCTTCATGTTGATCACTATAAGGAGAATGATAAATGAGTCTTGAAATTAAAATTCCAGTCGAAGAATTAAAAAAACGAAAACTATTTCTTGCTGTTCCAATGTATGGTGGAATGTGTACTGGTATGTTTGCTCGTTCACTTGCAGATCTATCAGCACTTTGTGTTAAATATGGTGTTGCTCTACAAATCTATTTCCTATTTAATGAATCACTTATTCCACGAGCACGAAATTATTGTGTAGATGAATTCATGCGTTCTGAATCTACTCATTTTATGTTTATTGATGCAGATATTGGTTTTAATCCACAGGATGTTATTGCATTACTTGCATTACAAGGTGATGATTCTAAGTATGATGTAATTGGTGGTCCTTATCCAAAAAAATGTATTTCATGGGAAAAAATTAAAGCTGCTGTTGATAAAGGGTTTGCTGATGAAGATCCACAAGAATTAGATAAGTTTGTTGGTGATTATGTCTTTAATCCTAAAAATGGTCAAACACAAATTCCACTAGCAGAACCTGTAGAAGTTCTTGAAATCGGTACAGGTTTCATGATGGTTCGTAAAAATACATTCAAACAATTTGAAGAAAAATTTCCCCAGTATTCATATAAACCAGACCATGTTCGAACAGAACATTTTGATGGTTCAAGGGAAATCATGATGTATTTCCAATCAGAAATCGATCCTGTATCAAAACGATATCTATCAGAAGATTATTGGTTCTGTCAAAAAATTCAAGAACTTGAAATGAAAACTTGGATTTGTCCTTGGATGAAATTACAACATGTTGGTACTATGGTATTTGGTGGTTCACTTGCAGATCTAGCTCAACTTGGTGCATCAGCAACAGCAGATGCAGGACAACTTGAAGAAATTAAAAAACGTCGGAAGGAAAAGAAAAAACAATAGTTGACATGATGTGAATTATGATTTATAATACAAAAAATAATCAAACTGGAGATTAAATTATGAAACTTCATAGTGAAACTTTGAGTGTTCTTCAAAACTTCCAATCTATTAACCCTTCAATTGTAATTAATGAAGGTAATGTAATTAAAACAATTTCACCCGCACAAACTATCTTTTCTAAAGCATCTGTTCCAGATAATTTTCCACAAACATTTGGAATCTATGACTTATCTAAGTTTCTTGGAATCATTTCACTCTATAAAGATCCAGAACTTGATTTTGAAGAAACACATCTTACTATTAAACAGGAACGTAGTAAAACCAAATATACTTATTGTGCACAAGATCTAATCGTTACACCTCCAGATAAAGAAATCAAACTACCATCTGTTGATGTTCAATTTGAACTAAAACATGATGTTCTTCAAGGTGTCATGAAAGCAATGAGTATCCTTGGTTTCAGTGAAATTAGTATCACAGGTGAAAATGGTGTTCTATTACTTGAAACACTTAGTTCCCGTAATGATAGTTCTGATGTATATTCAACAGAAATTGGTGAAACATCAAAAAATTTCAATATTATCATTGAAGCAGATAAATTGAAACTTCTTCCAGGTAATTATGATGTATCTGTTACAAGTAAAGGAATGGCATATTTTAAAGGTGGAAATGTAGAATATTGGATTGCTATTTCAACAAATTCAAGTTTTGAATCATGAGTAAAAGTGTACAATTCATTGTAATCATTATTACAGCATTGTACTTTCTTGGATTTTTGTATATCCAACAAGTATATTCTCATGATTGGTATGATAAATGGTGTTGTAATGAAAAGGATTGTGCACCTGTAACTAAAATGATTAGACATAAATCAGGAAATGGTTGGATTATGACAACAAAACATGGTTCAGCCTTTGTTCCTGATGATCCAAATCAAGTTCGAATGTTACCTTCCCAAGATTCAAATGTACATCTTTGTTTAGGTAACTTCGAACAACATCCATATTCATATGACGATAAATCAAAAGAGAGTTCTGGTTATGCACGTTGTGTATATTGGCCAGTAAGTTAACCATGAAACAAAAAGAATTTGAACAACATCAAAAATGGATTGCTAATTATATCCATGATAAGTGTCTATATTTACCAAAAGATTTGATGTATGGTAAGTTGATTGGAACAAGATATTCTGGTCAATATTACATTTCTAATGGGTTGTATAATGTAGAATTTATGCAACGAGTTGTAAAATGTTTTAAGTATATTATTGATAAAGAAATTGGGCATTATGATTTTCAAATCACTGGTATGTCTTGGACTGCTTGTCCTTTAATTATTACCATTCCTATGTTAATGAAGGAATGGTATGATATTGATATTAATTGTTTTTTGATTAAAGATAAGCGAAAATTATATGGTCGTCGTAATTTCATTGAGGGATATTATAATGACAAACCTGTTTTGATTGTTGATGGTGTTTGTAATTCAATTAATTCTTTTGCCTTTTGTAAATATGCTTGTGAATGTGAAGAATTAACTGTTATGGATGAATTGTTTGCTGTTCATAATAAGTATAGAAAAACACAAGTTGGTAAAAGTTTTGAATTTGAACGTTCATCAGGTCAAAGGTGTTTATCTATTGTAACTGGAGATGATATTCATGATATTAACTGAAGATGAAAAAAATGAAATCAAATCCGTTTTATATCAACACATCGATTTGAATTGTATTTTTAGATGCAATCCTGATCAAATTTATTGTGAAGATGTACCAGTTGGTAAATTACCATCCCAAACCCCTAAACCAAAAGAAAAAGAATCCAATACTGTTTTATATTTACGAAGATTAACATCGAATCCTAAATTACTAGAATATGTTTGTGCATTATTCTTTGATGATATTATGAATAAAATTAAAAATGATGAAGAATATGGTAGTTTTCAAATAGCAGGATTAGAAACAAGTTCTATGCCAATTATTACAGGTATGCAAATGTATGCTTTGAAATTTGGTTTAGAGATTAATTCATTTTCGATTAGGAAATCTCGTAAAGATTATGGATTAGGTCATTTAATTAATGGAATTCCAAATAAAGAACGTGTATTATTTGTTGATGATTTATTTAATTCTGGTTCAAGTTTGAATGCATGTCTAGAAACATGTTTTTGGGAATTAGAATTAGAATCTACAAAAAATTCATATGTGATTTATAATAACAATCCTACTGGTGATAATACATACTTTTATGAAGGTGATACGATTAATATCAATTCAATTTTCATGAAAAAAGAATTTGATTTAAATTATAGTAAAGAAAAGTATTGGTTGCCACAAGATTGTGATAGAAGTTATAACAAAAGGCCAGATTACAAATGATTAACTTATTTAAATTTCCAGACATATATGATGTTGATATTTATATGAATGAAGTGAAAAATAATGATTTTATGTGGGAATTGAATAATAAACGTCAAAACAATAATTACTGGCAACAAGAAACTAACGCAATTCGTCTCAGACAATTGAAAAATAAACCTGGAATAAAACAGGTTGATAATCATGAAACATATGAAATGCCTTATTTTCAAACAAATTTCCCAAACATTAAATTTTTTACAGAAAATTTTATTGAAAAATATGGTGGTAAATTAGAAATGGTAATGATTGTAAGTCTTCCACCTGAAAAAACAGTTTATCCTCATATTGATGATGGTGAATATTATAAAATCAGAGATCGTTTTCATTTAGTTCTACAAGGAATGTATCAATATAATGTAGGTGAAGAAACTGCAATATTTTCTAAAGGTGAATTATGGTTCTTTGAAAATCAAGTGGAACATGATTCAAAAAACATTGGTTCTGTAGATAGAATTTCAGTTATTTTTGATGTTTTAGATAGTAATTGGAGGGAAATTTGTAACGTAAATTGACAAACTTTTTGAACTATGATATGATATTTTTTTTGATGGAGATATATAATGGAAGAATTTCTTTGGTGTGAAAAATACCGTCCACAAACTGTTGCAGAAACGATACTACCTGAACGATATAAAAAATCATTTCAAGATTACATTGACCAGAAGAATATTCCAAATTTAATTCTTGCTGGTCGTCCTGGTTGTGGTAAAACAACTATTGCACGAGCAATGTTAGAAGAACTTGGTTGTTCTTATATGATGATTAATGGTTCTCTTGATGGTAATAAAGATACATTAAGGAATCAGATTCGTGATTTTGCATCTTCTGTATCATTACAGGGTGGGCGTAAGTATATTATTCTAGATGAGGCAGATTATTTGACTCATCATATGCAACCTGCACTTCGTAATTTTATGGAAGAATTTAGTAAGAATTGTGGTTTTATTCTTACTTGTAATTATAAACACAAAATCATTGATCCTCTTCATTCAAGATGTTCTTTGATTGAATTCAATTTCACAACATCAGATAAACCAGTTCTTGCAAAAGATATCTTTTCAAGGGTTATTGAAATTCTAGAATCTGAATCTGTAACATATGATAAGAAAGTAGTTGCAGAAGTTGTTAAGAAGTTCTTTCCAGATTTCCGTAAAACCATTAATGAATTACAGAAATATTCTGTAAATGGTTCTATTGATACAGGTATATTGACTGATTTTGATGAAATTAGTTTGAATCAATTAATTGATGCTATTAGGAACAAGAATTTCAATGAGATGCGGGAATGGGTATCTGAATCGGATGTAGATGAGCATGAGGTATATCGAAAATTATATGATGTTGCATCTAAATATATGAAATCTGAATCAGTACCATTATTGGTTATGGTTCTTGCCAAGTATCAGTATCAATCTGCATTTGCTGTAGATTCAGAAATTAATTTGACTGCTGCTTTAGTTGAAATTGCTATAGAATGTGAGTTTAAATAATGCCAAATCCTTTTGATTTCATTAAATCTATCAATGAGAAAAATCATATTATGGATTCATTTTCTGAACCTGATTATGTTCCATTTCTTGTGAATCGTGGATTTTCATTATTTCCTGATACTATTGCATTTGCAAATCGAATGAATTTGAATAGTAATCTTGATAATGCTTTACAATATGATTATTTGTATCATTCTATTGGTAAAAAGAAACGATTTAAGAAATGGCCACAAAAAACAAAAGTGAATTCTACTAACATTGATTTAATTTCACAAAAATATAAATATAATGTCTCAAAGACAAAAACTGTATTATCTGTTCTTACAGAAAAACAGATTGATATTATAAAAAAACAACAAGAAAAAGGTGGGACATGATTGAAACGTTTATTGAGGTGAAATTTAAAGAAGAGGAAGATTTTCTAAAGATTAAAGAAACTCTTACTCGAATTGGTATTGCTTCACGAAAAGAAAGAAAGTTGTGGCAATCATGTCATATTCTTCATAAAAAAGGTAAGTTTTATATAGTTCATTTCAAGGAACTATTTGCACTTGATGGAAAAGAAACAAACTTTTCTGATGATGATAAAGGTCGCCGAAATTCTGTTGCAAACTTGTTGGAGGAATGGGGTTTATTAGAAATTGTGAATCCTGATATTTGTAAAGAACCTAGAGCCCCATTATCACATATTAAAATTCTTGCTTATAAAGATAAAAAAGAATGGGAATTAAGTTCCAAATATTCAATTGGAAGAAAATTTAAACAATAGACAATCTTCAAGATATTGATATCATTGAACAATTTTAACAGTTGACATTGTTCTACATTTGAGATATATTATTATCATAATTTGAAATGGAAAGACCTAAAAGATGAGTCACAATCGACTGATAAAGCCCATAGCACCTGTTGTTATGGGCAAAACAAGACATTCTAGACATATCAATCTTCTTTCTGAAATATCAATTCATATAAAACCAGTAGCACAAGCAAGAATTGCTGCAAGTGTTGTTTATCAAAATAACATCATTTCTATTGGTTTCAATCAAGACAAGACTCATCCATTTCAAAAACGATATGGTAAGAATGATGATGCCATCTATCTGCATGCAGAAACTCATGCAATTAAAAATGCTATAAATAAAATATCAATAGAAAAATTATCAAAGTCTGTATTGTATATTTGTAGAGTGAAAATTCTTAGAAATAAATTTGTCTTTGGTATGTCAAAACCATGTGAAGGGTGTATGAAAGCAATTTCAACCTTTGATATCAAAAAAGTCTATTATACGTTAGATAACGAAGGATACGATTATCTATGAATAATGTAACAATTTATACCAAAGATGAATGTTCTTTCTGCTACTATGCTAGAAAAATATTGGATGCAAATAATATTGATTACACTGAATATCATTTAGGATTAGATTTCACACGTGATGATATCAAAGAAAAATTCCCTACACAAACAACATATCCAATAATTCTTGTTGACAATGAACTAATTGGCGGTTATATTGATCTAGTTGAATATATGAGGGAACTAAAATGAAATCCAGTGAAATGTACATCAAACAACTTCTTCAAGAAAATCTACAGGAACTACAATCAAATCTAAAAGATTTGAAATTTCGTGATTATTGTAATGAAATGTCAGAT